GCGCATCGTGCCAAAGCGCCAATTTGAATCCACTACGTCGCTTTCAATGCGTAGGCTTATCTGCCGTCCGCGTGCACGAGTGTCAACCTTGTCCGTATTTGGAGCAATGACATAAGGGTCTAAAGAACTCGGCACTGCCGTCGCCTGTGGGTACGGACGCAACAACAGATGTACAGTGAGATCTTCCACTTGGTTTTTGAAGTCGGGGATGAACCGCTTCATGTACATCATGTTGTCGCCGTCTCCGATGTCGAAATACCCGGATTTCACATAGGAAACGATCGCAGACCCATCCGCATTAAACCCATCTTCCTGGTTATAAAGAACGGATCTTCCAGCAGTAAGCCCATAGATAGTGGAAATCGTGGCAGCAGTGCTGGTTGGGTCGTAGTCAGAAGCGATGGGTTTTTGGAACGTGCCCAAATCCTGCCATGCAGTACGGGAAAGCGTTCCAATTGACCATACGTTTTCAAGATAGTTATAGGTCACGCAACGGTTGATGTAGTCATTGCCAACTGAGCAGTACCACCACGTTACTTCGTTAAACTGAGCGTTAATTCCGACGTGTACTTTCGTGCCTTGTACGACATTGATGTCTTTGAACACATAGTCCTGCACAGTACATGCAAGTTTCTTGACCGTACCGTCGAACACGAAGAAGGCGTCCTTGCCCATCCAATAAGCAACGCCGTTAACGTCCGCAGACGCATGCGGACCAATCAATCCGCAGTTAGCGCCAAGTTGCTGGAAACCGAACGTATACGGAGGCCCAAGGTACTGCATGCCATGCAGGGAGGTGTCGGTCCAGATTAAGATCTGACCACGAGAACGAAGGGCAGAAACGATCTCGTTTCCGTCCGTGAGCCGTTGTCCGCCAGCCGTGTTAGTTGCAGTGGCAACAAAGGTGTTAATGTCCTCTTGGTTTGAAAAGCGGACATACATCGGATCAACCGATGTCGGATCACCAATAATGCTTTCCGTTCCAAAGCAAATAAGGTGTCGGTCTGGTGTAGAGACCAACGCATACTTGCTCTTTGTTGGAGCGCCGCTAATCGCCGTTGCACGGGTAGTCAAGGCGGTAGGGCCAGGAGCCCATTCGTACACACCACCGTTGACTAGTTGCAGGATTAAGACTTCCCCGTACGTATCAAATTGCCAAACGCGCGAATACAGCGCGACACCAGCTCCCGCAGTCGCTGAAGTACGTGGCGTTCCCCACGTGCCGAGGCCCCATCCACCGACGCCCCAACCGTAGTCGAAGTAGTTGAGGTCTGTGCCGACGTTGATTTGGTACGCGACGTCCGCCGAGCCGACGCCTGCTGCGGTCGCCGAGGCTTTGCGTGGGGATTGGATTTCATAGGAGTTATTGTCGATGATGTTGGTGATTTCAAACTCGTGATCTAAGTCGGTATTCGGTATACCACCGGGAGTACCCGTTGTATTGCTGATGGTGATGAAGTCGCCCTCATGCGCACCATGGGCAAGGTCATTTACAACGACCGTCGTGCTTCCGTTCAAGGTATCGAACGTAACTCCAGTCGCCGTTGAACGAAGCGGGGTGATATCTGCCCACGTACCGCCGTAAAACGCGTAAACCTTGCGGGAAGTACCAACTACGACGTACGGAGACCCGTCCAATGCCGTCCAAGTGATAATTTCACTGGGCATTCCAACAAGGTTGGTCGTGGCTTGGTTAAACGGGGTCCAACCGCCTATTTTTTCTGGCAAACCATAGCGGAAACGGACGTAATCGCAGTCGATCCATCCGCCTTCCGCTCCGTATTCGGTATTTTGCTTATCAATACCGGGTTTTAAGAACAATCGTTGGTATGCCATTGCTGCAACTTACTTAATAGGGCCACCGACTAGCCATGCGTCACAAGTACGGTCGCCAGCGCATTTGAAATCAAACAATTCACAGTATCCGAGGTTCGCGGAGCCCACTACGTCAGCGGCGTACCCCTCTTCGGACTCTTCCGGATCGTCAATGCCGTTTTCAATACAGGCGATCATCTGCGGAGTCTGGATAAACGCAGAACAATTGGCACAACGCGCCTTTTTAGCCTCACGAACCGTGGTTTCCCACATCGCAGCCTTCTTGTCCCAAAACGCGCGAGACTCGGACTCCGGATTCAACGGCCCATAGCCGTATTCCTTGATCGCATTGTTGCGATTCTTGAGATTGAGCTCGATACTCATGGTCGCTTCTGGACAGCCACGCTGTCCGCGCTCATAGGACTTGCGGATTTCCTGCCCAATTGCGTCTTTTCTTATCCGAGGCATCAGCGTTTCCTCGCTGCTCGGATGTTATCGACCATGTTCGGATACGGGCGTCCGGCCTTCTTGGCCGCGCGCTTGGCAGCAGCCTTCTTGGCCGGCGAAAGCGGTTTAGACTTACCCAAACCAGCCGGTCGTTTGCGATCCCATACAGGCTTTTTCATACATCACCGCATTGTTTCGCCAGAAGCAGAGGGCATTGTAGTGACCATAATGCTGACGTGCTGGCCAAGGTTAAGTGTTTGGCCGCAATCTGCGCATGTGTCCGCATCAATCTCCGCAGCGTCAAGGTCATACCCGCATGCCGAGCAAAAAACCTGTACCTCATGGCCAGGTTCGACTGCTCCTTGGGCCGTGGTCCGTGGTTCGTAGGCAACTTTCATTAGGCTCCTCCAGAAAGGTACAGGGCGCGCTCGTCTTGCCGGCGCTTTACCAGGCCAGGTAGCACTTTACCACCAGCCTTGGTCCATTTCATGAACTCCTCCGCGGCTTCCTCGAACTCTCTTCGGTTGGTCTTGGCCCGAATCGAGGATCTTTGCAGGCTTCCAAGCCCTACATTGAAGCTGAAGGAGACCAGAGCGTCGAAGCGGCCTTGGCTATCAAGAGCAGCAGGGCAAAGTCGGGCCACGCCTCGCTCAAAGCGCGCAAGGTCTTGAGCAAGGAGATCGTCCACTTGGTCCATAGTCCAGACACGGAAGTCCTTAACGTCTAGGTTGATCTGATCGCGTTCCGCCATCGGCAATCGGGCCTGCTCGGGGTAGAGAACGTGGCCCACGCCCACGGTCCAGAGCCTTGCCGGGCACCGATAGGGCTTTAGCTTCACGCCCTCATGGTGCTTGATCATGTGAATTGCGCGTTCGCTGGTTTTCACTTCTTCTGGAAAGCCTGGGTCCCAAACCAAAACGCGATGATGGAGGACAAGATCAACATCTCATCGTCCGAAAACACGTTATCCATGGCCTCGGCAAACGGAGTGCCTGTGTTGTAGGCGTACCAAATGCCAGAAACATCGACGATAACCAGCAACAAAACGAAGATGTAGGTAACCACTGGACGCACCGAAGCCCGCAGGTTGATCACCCATTGGCTTGCCCCTTTGCCGATCTCCATGTCGTGCTGATAAAGGGCCACACGTTCCTCGGCATTGGCCTGGATCTGGATTTGCTCGGTCTTGATTTCCTCGAGATTGGCTTGCGCAGCGTATCCCTTGGCTAGCATCTCGAGCTCACGCTCTTTCTGCATCTGCAGAATGGCAAGTTCGTGCTTCTTGTCCATCCGGTCTTGAAAGATCGTAAGGATGCGAGGAAGCCCACCTGTTAAAAAGGATAGAAAAGTAGAGATTAAAGTCATCATCGTTTTGCCCTCACGACGTCTTCGCCTTTGGTGACAGTTACGTGATCCCCTTCAACATCCACCCGCATCGGCATCTCTTGGCGATCGAGCTTGTCCAGTTTTTGGATGAGCTCTTTAATAACCTCAAACTCCGGTTTTTCTTCCTTTTCTACCGCGCCAGCAATATTAGCCAGCATGGAAATCAACGCTGTTAAAGATGCTCCAAGTAATCCCATGACGGCAGCGATTTTGTCTGTCTCTAAGTAAAGACTCGAAATAACACCAATCACCACGATTGTGGTGATGTAGGCAAGTCCATGTTTGCCGATGGCTTTACCAGCGACGTCTTTAGCGGAAGCTTGAGACTCTAGACGGCTAATTTCCGCCTGGACTTCTGCTTTGAATCGTTCCAAGTCATTAATATCAGTCATTTGTCGGCCTTCTTGTTGATCAAGTCCCATGCAGATTTCATCTTGTCCTCAAGCACAGCGACCCGAAGGTCAAGTTTTGACAAGACGATGATTAACGTAATAATCGCAAACAGAACTGGCCATGCTTTGATGAGCAATTCTATGACGTCCATTACTTTGCATACCCCAATAACACGATGCTAGGTATAGTGAAGTTAATCGCAGTGGTTGCAGCAAGATTGGCGATGTTCTTCTTCGCCTCGTACACAGTGCCGTTATAGTTAACTTCGCCTATGACCACATGCGCCACGTCATAGTTACGGGTAAGTGTGTACATGCCGTCTTTCATGTTCACTACTTCTAGGATGTATTTGTCGCTTGTAAATTCCATATACACGCCTTAGGTAATGACGACCGTGTAAGTGCTGCCATTTGAGAAACTAAACACAGCAGGGAATATCCAAGACGCTGTGCCTGAAAAGTAAGAATAAAAGGCGCTTGAAGAACTGTAGTTAGTTGAATTGATGGTCAACGTCGTGAAGTAGGACGAACCGGGGTCAGAACTAAATCCAGAAACCTGAAAGTATCCGTATGACGAGCCAACGCTTAGGTCGTAGTAATCGTACAGAGAATATAGCGTCTTTCCGTCTGTTAACGTGCTAGGGCTTACAGAACCAATCGTGTATACAGGCTCATATCCGATATACGCAAACGTCAAACCGTCAGATACATACCCCGCAGTCA